GGTAATGAGGCGACCATATTTCTCTAAGTGCTTTCTGTCGGCAAAGTACATTAATTTGCCAACATGATACAGGTCGGGAATCGGAGCTTTTGAAGCCACGTACAGAATGGCCTCTAAAGCCTTTTCTGGATCGAAACGAGTCTTAAGCATCTCAATGTCCTTCGCAAGGCTGGGTATAACGTGTTTTTTCTAAAATTTCTAGACCAGTTGGTTCTCAATCTTGGTATCAAGATCGCTTTACATTACGTGTATAGTAACTATTCCTCATTTTTGAGCAAGGGATTGGCAGATCAAGATACATGCACGTTTAGCCATTTTACACCGTTTGAAAATGCATTATCACAGCATTTCAACGAAGTTTTCAGAAAAAAGCGTTAGGAAAACCTAATTTTCGCGACACGAAAAATTTTGTAAATTCAATATTCCTGATGACAAAAAAGCACTTTTTGCGTTCACTGCGTAGCCTTTTGCTCGTTTTTCACTCTCTCAAGTTAGTCAGTAAGCATGAAATCGAATTTATGCTATCTACCGTGCCCCCGGACGGTGGTATGGTTGGGTAGTAATTAACAAGAAGGTTCTTAAATGTTTGGTTTTAAAAAACGTCTTCAAAATGCAGTTCGTGAATTAGAAATTAAAAAGTTAGAAGCTGAAATCGCTGAGCTTAAATCACAGGCCATCCATTTTTATAAAGCGCGGCAAGAAGTTGAAAGTCGGGCTTTTTACGATCTAGCTGAACTGGCAAGAAACAAAAAATTATCGGCTCAGCAGGCAGCCAAAACTGAAGAGGGGATCCGAATACTCGCTGAAGTGGTATTGAACCGGCAGTGGTTCTTTTATCACAATGAATCTGCAATACAGGCTTACGCTAAATTGAAGACTCTGCTCGAACCAGATTGGTTTCGGCTATCTGACCAAAATCAATGGTTTGATGAGGTTGTGTCTATCGCAGGTAAGGAAATTGTCGTAAATCAAATCGACGACACCTGTGGCAAACTGATAACAGAGGTGGATGATTATATTAAATAATCAGCTCAGCGTACTAAGGCGGACTAATTATCCTCATCTTTATCTGCTAACCATCCTATTACGCCGACTCGCGCAATATTTTTCTTATCCATATCAGGGAGAGTTTCATAAAAACTCTTCCAGTCAGGACTACTGCGCAGCGCTGTATCAATATCAGCATGTGCAGTTTTGCTGCTTGACTCGGCTGTTTTAAATGCCTTTTGAAATTCTGGTGACAGGATGAGTTTCTCTGCCGCTTCAGCGGACTCAGATCCTCCGGCAATTCTGGCGCGTGCGGCCAGTTTCGCTCCTATCGAGTCCCCTACCACAGCCCCTAACGGCCCCACTTTAGCCCCAACCATTACGCCAACCTTGTTAGCGTATTTCGCTGCCATTTCATGTTCCTGAGTAATGCGATTAAAGCGACCGGTAAATTCATTAAGCGCCCCGGTGGTAACTTCATGCAATTTCGCACGCCGGATACCATCGGCAACATTGTATAAATCTCGCAGCCCCTTTCTGATTTCTGGCGTCAAGTGTGGCTCAAGCTGTCTTATATTTCCGGTTTTCATCAGGTTCTGATACCAGTCTGCATAACCCCCCGGATTAAAATCAGCACCCCGCTTACCTGACGACAGCATGTCACGTAACGCTGTGCCTATTATTTCGGTACGCATTTCGCGTGAAGGGATATTCACCATCAGTTCCCTGAAAGACTGGCTGCTACCTTTTGCAAGGGTACTCAGGGCGGCAGTGGCTTTAGTGGTAACATCGCCGGTCAGATTTTTACCCCGCAGCTTTACCATCTGGTCTTCCATGCTTTTACGCATCTGCACCAATCGCTGAGCCACCTCAAAGTCTCTACGACTACCTACATCACCAAGCACTGCGCGCTGGTCTTCGGAAAGTTGGCGGTAAAGCCCTTTTAATGCCCCTTCTTCAGCATCCTTATATGGGCCTGACTTTTTAAATAGCGCTTGTCCGACCATGCGACGCTGCTTATTCAGGTTTGCATAAGTCAGCCTGCCATCAGGGCCGGGGTTTACAGCTTTAAAAACCCTCTGCTCGATTGAATCAAGATTCTCCCAGCCACCCAGTTCGTCGGCCTGCCGTTCCAGATGTGCAGCAGTGTTGGGCGCCTCGACCGGCGTTCTCGCTGGCATGGCACTTTCTACTTTGGCGTAAAGCTGATCGCTTTTGTTCTCCAGCGCAGTCATGCGCCCGTTAATTTTACCGACGAAATGCTCGTTCATTGCCAGTGCATCAGGCATTTGAGCTACATCATCAATCATTTTTCCAGCGCTATTGGCGAGCCCCAGAATAGCCTCATCTTCCTGGACCTTAAGAGCCGAGCCTTTACGGGATTTAATGGCCTGCTCAACAGCCTGATATTGCGCATTACCTGAATAGTGTGAGGGTAGTAATAATTCATCCACGCCTAAATTCTTAGCTGACTGAATAACGTCCTGCTTTGGCTGTACGTCCAGCCCTTTAAGCGTAGATACAATGTTAGCTTTTTTATTGTTAGCCAGGCTGCGCAAAGAGTCCTCCATTGCTGCCTGTTCAGACGGTACCGCCGCAGTCTGCACTGAAGGTTTTGCCTCAACATGAGCGGATGTTTTAGCATTCTGAGCAACGTTCCCTGCCTCACCTTGACCAGGTTGCTTAGCAGCGCGTGCAGTTGCCTCTGCCGCTTCAGAACCCTCACGCCCCAGCAGATTTTTCACACTACGAAGAGCAACGCCACCAGCGGCAACAACTCCCCTGCCCAGCGCGCTGCCTGCAACGCCGGTGGACAGATTTTCCGCCAGGCTATTTTGTCGGTCGCTGCCTGCGGTTTGTGCCAGAGCTCCGGGCAGGTTTTCCGCCAGCATGCCTGTACCCTGAATAGCCAGCCGTTCAAGCCTACCGGCGTTCGCCACCGATCCAAGCGCGGCAGCTGTTCGCCCGGCACCGATGCCGGGAATAAGGTAAGGGCCGATTTCTGCACCTAATTTCGCGTAAGAGTCTGAGGGCTGCATGCTCTCGGGTAGGCTGATTCGCGCAACCTGATACTCTTCAGGTACACCAACAGCACTGAGTGCAGTGTTAACAACTGAGCCGGGGATGTTAGCCACACTCACCGCTGTTTGCGCCAGGCCTTTTGCTGCCTCAACTGCGTCATTTGCCAGGCTCTCACCACGCGTGCGTCGCGGAGTATCACCCCACGCATCATTATTTTCTGATGCAGCAGGATCGGTCCAAATACTTTCCGGGCTGTTCTGCTGCTGAACAGTGGTTGGATAGGCCGAAAAAAAAGCCGCTTTTGCTTCAGCGGCCTTATCTCCAGCGCGGGGCGCGACGACTTCATTAAAATATTGCTCCTGCGCCGCTGCCTGCTGCTCAGGGGCCAGGGTCTGATACTGAGGAGATGTCATCACCTCCTTCCATGGTTTTGCCATTAATCACCCCATAAAGTCGAAAAGGAAGACGGTTGCTGTTGAGGCAAACCCGCTGGAACCTGGTGATTTTTTTTCGCATAGTCAGGCGAGTAACCCTTCAGCCCGGCTTCGAGCTTGCTGGCGATTTGTTCAAGCCGTCCTTTTGTAGCCTGATACGAGCCCCGGATCCCCGTATCACTCACATTCATCCCTGACGACATCGATTTGATAAATGCCAAATCTTTATCAGACATGGAGCCTTTGAGTAGTCCCAGATTACCGGCTGTAAGCATCGACTGAAGCTGCTGCGCTTTGTTAATCAGGTCGATATTTTCATCATCAAATTTTGGAAGACGAGAGCCAACAGAACCAGTGACTACATTAAGTGCCGGATCAGAAGCAATGCTGCGCGCCAGTTGTGCTGCCTCCCATGACATATTTTTCCCCTGAACAACCTGCTGCTGCCGCTGCGTCAGAGCTTCGGTGTTAGCATCAATTTTTTGCTGAAGTTCTTGTCGCTTCAGGTCGTTGTCAGCCGCTTTAAACTGGTTTTCCAGCTGCTTTTGCTGATAGTTGAGCTTTTTAAGCTGGAGGTCGTCAGCATGGAATTGTGCCTGCTGATTCAGCCCGGCCCAGCCGCGTGCGTTCGTCAAGTCCTGCCCGCGCTGCGTCAGCGCATTTTTAGCCCGGTCATTCTCTACGCCGTAATAGTCCTTGATGCCCAACGCACCCATTCCGACTGTATCGATGATCTGCTGTGTACCCTGCGGGTTTTGCTGGTAGTGCTGCAAGAGCTCCTGTGGTGAGCTCCCGACGCTATGGAGCGTTGCTGCATGTTTCGCTGCTACCTGCGCGAATGCAGCCGGATCGCCGCTTTGTGCCGCAATGCGCAGGTCTCGCGCGGTATTGCCAAGCGCCATGCGGTGATTGTCGTCCCGAAAACCGATCGCCTTCTGCACCAGCTCCATCTGGCCGGGATATTTGGCGACAACCGCCTCCAGCGCTGACGGGTCACCTGATGAATAAGCGGCCTGCCAGTCCTGCTGGAATTGCTGCGCTTGCGCTGCGGCAGCCTGCTGCTGCTGGCGCTGCAGAGTCAGCCCGGCGAGCTGCGCCTGCCCGAGCTGATTTTGAGTTTCCTGTAATGCCTGGCCGCGAAAATCAGGCACCATGGATTCGAAAAAATTGACCGGGCCGGCACCCAACCCCTGGAGTCCTGCCATCAGAACGCCCCTCCCACCATGCCGCCAAACATACCCGTAAATGAGTTCAAATCCTGAGAAGCGCCGTTAGCCATGCTGCTGTTAGCGCTGGCTGCCGTCTGATAAGGGATCGCGGCTTTGCCAGCTTTAAGCTGGCCGGCCTGCGTCTGCAGCGCAGCCATGCCATCAGCATAATTGCCGGCAAAATTCGCCATTGAACCGGCGCTGTTTATGCCGATCCCAGTCAGGCCCATCAGATTGCTGTATTGGCTGTTCAAATAGTTCTGCCCGAGCTGTGGTGCGATCGATGTCAGCGCATTGCCGGTGGCAGTTGAACCCAGCCCGCCGGTCGCCTCAGCACTGGCCAACTGCTGATATCGCGCCTGATTTGCTAGCCCCGCATATTCTGATGAATTGTAATAATCGGCCAAAGTGCCGCTGCGATTGTTCACCAGTGACTGCAGCCCCTGCAGACCTGAACTCCCGGCATCATAAAATGGCTGGTAGAGCTCCAATTGTTTGTCGTACATCTGGCTGTAAGTTGACTGCGCTTTGTCATTCCCGGCGATCTGCTGCTTCGCGGCTTTATTAGCGCCGACTCCGCCGATTACGCTGCTGACGGCATTACCCATTCCGCTGACTGCTCCACCCATAATTATTTTCTCCAGAGGACGTGGCAGACCGTTGGCCCGCCGTTAATCAGATTCAGGGTCTGTAGTCCGTGATCTACAAATCCCAGTTTTTTGGCCAGATTTACAGCGGTGTTACCCCTTTTGATAATCAGCCTGACAGGCGCCTGATGCAGCTGGCGCAGCACCTCGCGGGAGGCCGCGCGGCTAATGTGACGACGACCCGGCGCGGCAGCGATATGCGCATCCAGAAAACCATCCTGCTGGATCAGTACGATTAGCACGCAGCCGTCATACAGCAGATATTCACCTGGGATGAGCGGCCAGTCGTTCAGCCCCCACAGGCGCAGCAATGCCTGCCCGGTAAGGGCATCAATTTTTGTCAACATGGGATCTACTCGATGAGTCCGTGAGCGCGCAGCGCGTCTTCCAGTGCTTTAATTCGCTGGCGGGCTTCCTTCAGCCCAGCAGGTACGCTGTTAGTGTCATAGGACTGATCAGCATTGAACGCGCCTTTCCAGGCGGAACCGGCGGCGGCAGTGAATCCGGTGACCCTAGCCCCAACCACTTTTACGCTGTTTACAGTGAACGATGCGGCACCGAACGTGCCGGCCACAGCCTGCGGTTCGGTGGATTTTTTGGAGACGTAGTCGTCTGAAATCGTCTCCAGCGTCTGGCCCTGAGTGGCGATCTGCTCATCCTGTGTGGCGTTGTGCTGCTCCGCTGTTTCAGCAGTGCCGTTCGCCGCATTCGCCTGTTTGGCTATCGCCTCTATATTGGAGTTTTGCCCGAGCACATACAGCTGATAGGCTCGCGAAAAATTAGACGGCAGCATCATTGCATCAATTCGTGTCGCCGTCAGTTGAATATCAGCCATCATTACTCCTCAGCTGGCACTGTGCCAGCGATGCCGGGGTTGATGTCACAAAACGGAAGCGGAAGCCGATATTTTTCCGGCAGCGGCCAATGCGGCGCAGCAGCACGCGCTGGTCATAACGGAACGTGCTGTTAGAGGGGATCAGTTGTTCGCGGCCATATGTAACCCCGTCCGTGGTTGCAGCCACAAAACACTTCTCTGCATGCGCGGACAGCCCGGAGGCCGATTCCAGCTGAAGATCAAACAATAGCGCGTTATCTGCCTTGGCCAGTGGCGTGTACAGCAATAGTTCTGATGCGCCGCCATATTGCGAGGCCAAGGTAAAGTCCAGCGCGCCAAATACGCCTTCACGTTTATCACCCAGCGTAATGGCGGAGCCATCCCATACCAGGTCAATCGCCCGCCAGACATCGCTGTATAATCCAGTTTTCAGGATGCACCACTGCGCCCCGCTGCGTGCGCTGACAGCAGAATCAAAGCAGAGCACATGCTCTGGCAGATGGACGATCAGCAAGTCGTGACCGTCAAATTGCACATGCTCCAGCACGCCGGCAGACAATTCGGCAACAGAATAACCGGCCAGAATTTTTCGAATCGTCGGCGTCGAGAGTTCTGTTTTGCTGCCGCTGTCTACCAGGTAGATACCGGGCGTACCGGTGGCCGGGTGACTGAGCACTGCGAACGATTCGCCGTAATGACATTTGCAGAACGTCCCTGCAATTCCGATATCAATCATCAGTGATGGCTGCGCAATATAGACAGAGTCAGTGGCGCTGGTGCTGCCGGTCAGCGAGAAATATTCTGTCGTTGCCGTTCCGAAACACACCACCATGTCACGCCAGCTGGCGATACCCTGGATGCCGTCAGGCATCGATTCCGCCCGGTAAAATGGCCGATACTGATCCGGGCGCGTTTCGTCCTCCAAATCCGTGATGCCGAAGTTATCGCTGCCGTCCTTAACCCAGATATAACGGCTGCGGTTGTGGCAGATATCACGCACGCTGCCGATATCATATTGCGCATAGTCCAGTGCAACTTCTTCCACTTTTAGATCGACAGATGCCGCCGTTGCATCAGTGCCACCACCGTTAAATTTCCAGGTAAGCGTCACCACGCTACCAGCGGTTTTCTCTCCCGTAGCGATAACCTCTGTCAGATAAGGGCCGCCGCCGTCCGGTTTATCCTGTTTCTGTTCTGCCCCCCACTGCCCCTCGCTTATGGTTAGCGACTCTCCGGTCGTGCCATCAGATTTAGTCGGCGTCAGGGTGATCGTGATTTTTCCATCCAGTGATTCCGCCGGCACATAAAACGCGTCATCGCGGCCGTCGGCATGTGTCCAGGTGCTGAGTGTTTTTTTGTAACCCACCTGCTCAATGACGGTTTTCGGCCAGTTTTCCAGCACCGCCAGCGTTTTATCGCTGTATTGGTAGTAATAGAGTTTTCCACCAGCGGCGATGCCCTGGCTATTGTAGCTATGCGCCATGCTGACGCGGCCACCTCCCGGAATGGCCACGTTTTGCGGCTCGGTACCGGAATACAGCACACCACCAGCTACGCGGAAAACCGCATTCTGTTTGGTGTTGTATTCCGCCCCCCGCGAAACGCCGTCCACATCGGCCGTTTTGACGATGCCCGACATCGAATGCATATAGCCAGCCGCACTGAGCACGTCTTTTTGAACTGCCAGCATATTTTCAGGCAGGAGATCGACGTAGTCGGCTATGTCTGCCCGCTTGCCGGCGCCTTTAACTATCGGGAGTTGAATTACCGCCATTTCGTTTTACTCCGGGAAAAAATCGGGGGCCGTTGATGAGGTGATTACCGGATCCAACCGGCATACGTGCGGGATACTGCAGGCGAGGCGTTCGCCAGCGCGTCAGCCATTTTATAAGCCGTTCCTTGCCGAATGCGGCTTTTGCATAGAGTGAGGGGGGCGGCTCTGACCCGTAATCCACCACAATCCGGACAGCAAGATTCGTGATTATGGCGTTGTACGAAAACCCGGGCAGGTTGTGCAAATCGTCCGGTAGTGGCGCCACCCCAGCTGCGGAAAATGCGTAGCCCAGATCAATGCCGCGGCGGTCATCATCCATGCGCCATTCCGATAACATTAGATCCAGGTCTTCCAGCCCATCCTCCACTGACTGCGGCTCGACGTCGGTCAGCGTGGCGTTGCTGGCCAGCGTCGCTTTTCGCAGCGCCGCCAGCACGATTTCACCTTTAGTTTGAAGTTTCATCAGTAACTACCTTCGTCGGCCGACCGCGTTTTTTCGGCGCATCGTTCTCTTTGCCACCAGCAACGCCGGACGCACCATCAACAGGCTGTTCATGCTGTTCAGTGACAACGGGGCGCAGGCTCGGAAGGCGGTCAAGCACATCGGCAGCCTCATGACCATCCCATTCCTTGCCAATCTCCAGCTCGGTGCCTGCTGGCAAAAATTTGATCTCTGTTTCCGGTAGGTGGTAGCTAATTGATCCCGCTGGCGTATCGATACCTGCCAGGATCCAACCATCATAGTGCTCGCCATCACTGTGGACATGTGACCACCACGACAGGTGCGGATAGGCATTCATCAGCGTTGAGAACAGGCGCACGCGGTGCGCGTACAGCTCGTTAAACGTGTGATAACCGTCCGAGACGTCACCCATGTCAACCGGGGTGGCATCACCGCCTGTAAGGGAAGTTGTGGCCGCATCGGGTAAAGGTTCTGGAGCCTTCACTGGAACGTCTTTTGGATTCGCATACCAGCCACGTGCCAGATATTCCTCAACGCGCTCGGATGAAACAACCTCGGCATGCATAGCGCGGCCCCACACATTTGTGTGGCCACCGGCTTTATAGAGCATTTTGCTCATGTTTTTCCCCACTAAAAAAGGGGCCGAAGCCCCAGTTAGGTTAGATGCTTTTATCGATTCCGATAGCCGATAACGCTTTAGGGTTCGATTTCTTGATGACCTGCCTGCTGATTCGCCAGACCCACGCCGATCGCATCAGGACGCGTCGCATTTACCGCGTACCAGAGCGCGATACGGCATCGACCGTTCAGCGTCGAGATATCACCCTGCGTGGCAAAAATACCATTCAGTCCGACTTCAGGAATGCTGAATGATTTGGTTTTCATGCCTGAGAACAGCTCATGTGTTGCCGGGATCGGCTGCGACACAATGCGGATCGCATCATCCGCCCAGAACACATTGGTGGTGGTGTCGGCAATGTTCAGGACGTTGAGAGCCATGCCGTCCGCCAGGCCGGTATTAACGTTCGCATACGCACGTTCTGCGGTAGTCAGTGCCGGATCGTCCAGCGCGACAGGTTTCGGGGTGATTTCCACTGTCGTGCCGTCAATGACGCGGGTGATTGAAAACGTTGCGTCGTCGGTCAGTACATTTTTTGCCATCTGAGCCAGGAATTTCACCCCAGCGAAGCTGATTTTATCGCCACGTTTAAATCCTGTGCTGGACGTCAGTTTCACGCGCGCAAAACGGTTGTCGACGTTTTCACGGTTGCCATCAGAGTCCAGGATCCACGCCTGAGGCTTAAACTCATGCGCGCCGGAAACTGCCACGCCGGTCGCCGCCGAGGCTTTCAGCACCGGCAGTTTCGGTGAACGCAGAACGTCGTCAAAGCCTGCAACCTGTTTCTGGATCTGCCCTTTTTTGTAAGCGTCCTCGGTCATGCGGCCATAAATGTCGCGATTGACCAGGTCATAACCCGCCTTTTTGTAGTCCTGAACGTTGAAGAAGTATGACAGTCCCGAATCACGGTTCAGCTCACGGCCAAACATAATCGCCTCTGCATCCGCAATAAAATCCCAGCCGCCGCCGGGTTTATTACTGATACTTTCGGTGTTGGTGATGACCAGTGAGCCCATTTCAGCTGCGGTTTTCGCGATGTTAACCTCAACGTTATTCGCGAGTTTTTTCGCAGCGGATTTGATGCGCCGGCGGTACGATGTTTCGTCACGCAGATCATCAGCACGCAGCGCGAAAAAGTCATTGTCTGGTTCGCCAATATTCACTTTGACCGCCAATTCCAGCAGGTCGGATTCTTTGCCGGTCAGATCCCAGCCCTCCTGCGTCGGGGACTCCATTTCGAGCGGCATCCAATGCGTATTGCCGGCGCGCTGCATGTTATCGGCCTGTGGCGTAAACTTTGCCGCCTTCTGCGCCATTGGCGTCATGTTGGTAACCGTCTCGATTATCTCATCAATGCCGTATGTGACGATTTGCCCTTCGTTAAGTGCCATATTATTTGCCCTGCAGTAAAAGTTTTATTTTGCGGTAAGTGTCGGTGTCGCCTTTGCTGGCGGCCGCCTCCATCTGTTTCACCAGAGAGGCGCGATTAGCTGCCGTCACCTCGCCTGTGATTGGCTCGTCGATGGAAGGCGCCTTGGATAAGGCTTTACCGCGTGGTTTGATCGTCAGGCGTTCTGACAGGCGGGTCAGCTCAATCAGTGCCTGTTGTGGGTTGAGCGTCAGCAGGTTGCGCACCTTCTCCGGGTTTGTGCCCAGGTGATAAAACATCGCTGCCGATTTTTCCGGGAA